ATGTACGAGTGGCAGCGAAAGATCCATGAATCCGACAATCGTGTAAACTTATTAACGGCGGCAAATCAAATTGGTAAGTCTTCGGCGTTAATTCGTCGGGTGATAGCAAACGCGACTGATAACACGCGCTGGGAGAGGTTGTGGGGGCCTGGGGCTAAGCCCAAGCAGTTTTGGTATTTTTACCCAGACTCAAACACTTTAGAGAGGGAGATCGACACTAAATGGGTGCCTGAGTGGATGCCTCGTGGGAAGTACGAGGGGGATATTCAGTACGGGTGGAAGCTCACTAAAAAGAACAACAGGTACAACTCGTGCGTTTTTAATGCTGGGCCAATTATTTATTTTCAGACTTATTCAAAGTCAGTATCAAGCGTTCAGGCGGGTACGATTCACGAAACGATTTGCGATGAAGAAATGCCGATGGAGTTTTACGATGAGATAATGTTTCGCCTCACATCGACGGCGGGCATATTCACTTCAGGTTTTACTCCGACGCTTAACCAGTTATTTTGGAAAAAAGCTATGGAGGGGCAGCGTATCCTCCCCTCGGCTTTAAAATTAACGATATCCATGTACGATTGTTTAAAATATGAGGATGGCTCGCCCTCCAGGGTAATGACATTAAACAAGATCAAGCTCGCTGAGAGTAAGTGTAAGAATGAGACGGAGAGGCAGCGTAGGGTGTATGGTAAGTTTGTTACCGAGCATGGTAGGACCTATTACGCTTTTGATTATGATAAGAATATGGTTAAGCCCTATAACATTCGCGGGTGGTTTATATATGCGGCTGTTGATTATGGGTCGGGGCTTGATGAGGGGTCAAAAGTAAGAAAGAGAAATCACCCAGCGGCAATTGTCTTTATAGCCGTGAGGCCTGATTATAAAAAGGGAGCTATTTTTAAATCATGGCGTGGGGACGCCGAAAAAACAACGGCGGGGGATGTTTTTTTAAAGTACCAAGAGTTATCTAAGGGGATGGTTGTTACCCAGGCGTGCTATGATCCTTCGTCGGTCGATTTTGGTACGATTGCTTTGCGCAATGGGGTTGGGTTTTTAAAAGCAGATAAGTCAAGAGATGCGGGGGAGGATTTAATAAATACTCTTTTTAAGCATAAGTTACTTGATGTATTTGACGAGGACGTGGAGAATTTAAAATTAGCGAGTGAATTGTTAACCATGATGATTCACAAGCAAGAAGCTGGNGGGAAGAGCGGNGACGATCTAGCGGACGCTTTAAGGTATGGGTGTAAAATGATACCGTGGGATTTAACTGCGGTGGATGAGGCGTTAAGTGACTCGGAGGAGGGGAGGCTTGCTAAGGTTACCAGACCTTTGACTGATGCCGAGCAAATAGAGTTACAAATAAAAATGAGGAGAGGCGAGGATGTTGGGAAACACGGAGGAGAGCAAGAGGGATGGGGAGAGCTTGAAGCAGAATTCGACCATTGGAATCAGGAGTACTAATTTTACCTTGAGTGTACGCGGAATTTGTCAAATAATAAAGCAATGCGAAGATTCTGGGGTTCAAGAGTTTGAGTTTCAGAGTCTTAAGATTTATTTTAACCCTCGCCGAAATGAGGGAGCCGGGATCACAGGCCAAGTTCCGGGTAACAATTCACCGCAAGTCGATTTTGACTTCTCAAAAAAAGAAGAGCTTGAGTTAATGGACCAAGGCTCGATGCTAGAGGCAGAAGAGGCTCAAATGTTGATAGACGATCCATTTTCTTTTGAGAAGGCTCAAATTGATAGGCACATAGAAAGGTCGAGGGGCAACGGATGAAAAGCCACAAATTAGAAGAATTGAATAAACACTATAGGGATTCTGAGAGCTGTGACGATGAAATTTTCGCAGAGATGCGCAGTAACTTATTGCTTGTTTCAGGGAATCATTACTCAAAAAAAACGACAGGGTTTTTTAGTCGCATAAGGCAGACTCAAAAATTAAATGAGACTCAGAAGTTAAGGCTCACTAAAAACCATATTCACAAGATAACAAGAAATTATATTCAGGCCATTTCAGGAAAAGTTCCGGGGGTAATCCCCGCTCCGCAGAATGAGATGGATATGCAGGACAAAAAGGCGGCGGATTTAAACTTAGCTGTTTGGTCTGATTTTACTTCTAGGTATTCTTTGCGGGAAAAGTTTAACGAGCACATTCAGAATTTTGTTGAGCTAGGTGAGATGTGTGCTTACATATTTTGGGACCCCAACGAGGGAGAAATAAAGGGGTACGAGCCGCAGCTTAGTGAGGCGGGCGCTCCCATTCTGGACGAGTCTGGTAACATGTTACCAGACGAATCAAAGCCAATTTTTTCTGGGGCCTTGCAATTTAGAAACATCCCGGCCTTTAACCTTTTAAGGTCCCCGCAGGCCAAGGCTATGAAAAGCTCGCCGTATCTTATTATAAGAGAGATGCTTGATAAAAGTGAGTTACTAGAAGTTTACGGAGACGACGAAAAGAAAAAGGGAGCAATTGGTGATGGTGACAGCGGCGAATTTATCGTTTTTGACACTAATAAAAGGCAATATCGCTCTGAGGATTCGCAGATATTAGTAAGGTATCATTTTTTTAGAGCGTGCAGGCGCTACCCTAAGGGTTACTATTATATTGCTACCGAGAGAGGGATATTAGAAGAGGGGGAGATCCCTTTTGGGATATACCCTATTGCATGGCAGGGATTTGACACGTACTCGACAAATCCAAGGGGTTACTCTATTATAAAAGTAGCAAGGCCCTTTCAGGCCGAGATAAATAGAGCGAGCTCGCAGGCAGCGACTCATCAAATTACTGTAGGGGACGACAAAATTATTTACCAAGGCGGCACAAAAATGGCTCCAGGCGCGCTTTTGCCGGGGGTCAGGGGTATAACGTATCAAGGTGCCCCGCCGCAGATACTCCCTGGACGAGACGGTGGCCAATTTTTACCATACATAGACTCGCAGATATCTCAGATGTATTCAGCGTGTATGCTTGACGAGTTAAATCATGAGAATCAGGCACCGCAGGCCGATCCGTACACTTTGCTTTTCCGGAGCGGGGCTAGTAAAGCAAAATTTTCCAGATACACTGAAAAAGTTGAAAATTTTATGAAGGACTTTTGCAGCGTAACACTAGATTTAGCAAAGCACTATTTACCAGACGACGCTTTTATACAAGCGGCTGGTAAATCAGAGGCTATAAACATATCTGAGTTTAGGGCTACCGTACCGCTTTCATATCAGATAAAGATTGAAGAGCAAAGCGGCGACATATCGGATAGATTAGGTCAGCAACTTGCGCTAAATCATTTAATACAGTATGCAGGGCAGCAAATGGATGCGAAACAGCTTGCGTTACTGGCAAAAGAAATGCCCTACTTAAAGAATACGCAGATAGTAAAGAGGTTAACGATTGAGTATGACAATGTGGATAACGATATGCTTATGATTGAGCGTGGTAAGATGCCTTTTATAGGTCCGTATGCTGATAATAAGGTATATATTGATATGGTAACCCACAGAATGAAACAAGCAGACTTTCAAATGTTACCGCAAGAGATACAAAAAATATACGACGAGTATTTAGCAATACATGAGGAGCAGCAATCGAAAAAGATGCAGGCGGCCCAGTCAGCAAAAGATGGGTTTATCCCGACAAGTGGCTCGCTTATAACCGTACAAATGAGTGTACCAGATCCCACGTCTTCTAGTGGTGCAAAGCAGGTAAGGTTACCGTATGAGTCCTTGATGTTTTTAATTAAAAAATTAGAAGCCCAAGGCGCTTCTTTAGCTGACCTAGAGCAAATGAATGAGGGGGTTGTAATGGATATGATGGGCCGTATGGGGCAAGGGCAGGCGTCCCAGCAGATGCCTCAGCAGATGTAGAAACAAACCTCCCAGGAAAGGGAGAGAAAGGAACTAAAATGGAGATTGAAAATGAAGCCACGAGTACCGCGCAAGATAGTTTTGGACTGGGCAACGATTCAGGAACACAAGGAGATAGAGGAGACATATTTCAGGAATCGGGCAGCGGAGTTACTGATGCTGCAAAAATTTTGGAGGGAGCAGCGGGAGGAGAACCGGCGGAAGGTGCTTCGGGAGCTTGGAGGCCAAGTTTTAAGTTTAAAGTAAAAGATAAAGAGCTAGAGTTTGACGATTTTGTAAAGCCGATAATTAAAACTAGGGATGTTGAGCAAAAGCTAAAAGACATTTACGAAAAAGCGCACGGGCTTGATGAGGTAAAGGCTTCTCGTGAGACATTTAAGTCTCAAGCGGAGGAGTGGAAAACTAAGGTTGGCCAAGTCGAGTCTAGCCTTCAAACTTTAGGAACATACGTTAAAAAGGGCGATTTTAGGTCATTTTTTGAGACCTTAAATATTCCTAAAGAAAAGATTATACAATTCGCAATTGATGAATTAAAGTATCAGGAGTTACCTACAGAGCAAAGGCAGCAAATTGAGACGCAAAGGCAGCAGCAAGCTGAATTTGAATTGGCTCAGTCTTATAACCAGACGCTTCAAACGCAAATGGGGCAAATGGTTCAAAGACAAGCCGAGATGGAGCTAAGTCAGGAGCTTTCAAGAGCTGACATTGCGGGTAACATACAGGCGTACGATGCGCGGCTTGGACAGGCAGGCGCTTTTAAGTCTGAAGTAATTAAGCGGGGGCAGTACTATGAGGCTGTTCATAAAATTTCACCACCGGCCAACCAGCTTGTGGCCGAAGTTTTAAATATAATAGGAATGCAGGCCCAGCAAGGCATGCAGCAAAGCGCACCCGGACAGGTGCTACAAAATCAGCAAGCAAAACCCGTGATATCCTCTTTTGTAGGTGGTGGGGCAAAATCTCCCGCTAGAAAAGCGCCTACAAGTATAGATGATTTGAGAAAAATGAGACAAAATTTAACAACTTAAAAAAAAATAGGAGCCTATAAATGTCAACTTCAAGATCGTTTCAAGACATGCTAAACGAGTATCTTCCTAACAAAATGTTAAAGGAAGAGTTAATTAAACGTGATTATATTTTATCTAATATTGAAAAAGATGATATGTGGAAGGGCGGTAAAATACCCGTACCCTTTAAAGCAGCAGGAGCTTCTTCTGTAAGAATGGGAGGTTTAACCGCCGCTGGGGATATCTCAGAGGATACATACGTGCGAGGTGCGATCGACGATTACACAGAGATGTGGGGTTCGATGATCTTTAACCATGGCGATATTTTAGACCACTCAGGAAGAATCAACGAGGACTCTTTTTTAAAGATTTTACCAGACTCTTTAGAAGATTTCATGGATTACATGAAAATGGTAGCAAGTATTCAAATGGGCACAGGTCCCCATTTTGCTAAAGTTACCAACGACACAAATGCGGCTACTGGCGTTCTAGAGGTAAACCATATTGACAGGTTTGTATTGGGGCAAAAAGTTATTTTAGACGATAACAACTCAGTAACACTACCCGTATACGTAACGGCGATTGATATCAACACGGATAGAGTGACGCTATCGCTTACTCGCGGCGGGGCGGCGACCGATGTTTCAGCTTACGCGGTAGCAAACAATGCTTTGTTTTATACCGATGGAGCAGAGATTGAGACATTCACTTCAATAAAAAGTGTGTTACTCAGTGTAGCAAATGGCGGGTCAGCTAACGTGCACGGCAAATCAAAAGTGGCGTACCCATTTTTGCAAGCTGTAAATGTGGCAGGGGCTTCGATTACGGCCTCGAATATTTTAGACAAGTTAATAGATGCTTACACTACTGTACGAATTAAAGCAAAAGGAAGGGCCGACAGATTTTTAATGTCATATAAGCACTTAGGCTCAATTTTAAAACTACTTGAGAATAAGGCAAATGGGTCATCGAACTGGAACATTACAGTAGAAGATAAAAAAGCTTCTCTTTACGGTTGGGATGAAATTGTTATTAACACTGTAAAAGGGAAATTAACAATTGTAGGAATCCAAGAGTGGGACGACGATGTTATTGCAATGCTTGACATGCGTGCCATGATTTTCAGATCAAACGGGTTTTTTCAAAAAAGAAAATCACCTGAAGGTCTTGAGTATTTTGAGCTACGAAACACAACTGGATATCAATACATTGTGGATATCAGTTTGTTTGGAGAGCTTGAGATCAACAAGCCCGGACATTGCGGTATTATTTACGGAATTAGCTACTAAGTTTAATTTTAGGGGGAGGCGGGAAGCCTCTCCCTAGTTTTTTTTTGAGGAGGCCGCATGGCAGGGGTTTATCCGAAAGACATTGTAGAAGTAAAAACGGCCATAGAGCTGTTAAAGACTCATGCAAACGAGCAGGTCAAGCAGCACACGGCGCTTGACTCTCAGGGCAGGCCTAAGTTTGTTTTTACGACATATATTGGAGCTCAGGAAGGAGATCCATGTTTGGTGGACGAGTACGTGTACAAAGATATAACGAGCACCCAGATTATAAACAGACAAGAAAGAGTGTATAGGTGGAGAACCGCATGGGAAGCGAGTTTTATATTTGACTCCACTGCTTCTTATGACGCCGATGGAGATGGTGTCTTATGATTTTCACAAAGCATAGATTTGAGATTTGGAGCCAAACGCAGCATCCCTATAAGCACACGCTTGGGGATTTTGCATATATAAATCCTGCGGCTCCTGGGGTGTCAAATGTGGAGGGGGCTTTTAATTGGCTCTTCGCTGTGCTTTATCCGAACACAAAACCGAGTGTGGCTAACGTAGCAGCGCTCCCTTTAGCTGGTAACAGTTTGAACGATTACCGTGTAGTTTTTGACGATGGTGATGGTAAGGCAGCAAGTTACAGGTGGGAGCATC